CGGGTCTTTCCCTCAGCATCAGCCATGAAGAAGACTCAATATATCGGCTTTGGCTTTAAGCCGGAAGAACTGGAATATCACTTCTATGTCGTGATTCCGGCAGGGCGGAAAGCGAGTGACATCATTTTTGTCTATGAACGCTATCATTGGGATTCGGACGGAGCGCAGAAAATACGGCATGAGGAAGATCGGTTAAAGGCGACGATGCCGCGCAGTAAGTGGCGCCTCATGGCAGACACTGTTAAAAATGAGTTCAATAGTCGCTTGAAGCAAAGCAGGATTCCTGTAGGAAAGTTCTCAAGCGGCGGCGTTCCGCTTGAAAAACTATTCGGCAAGGAATTGATGGTTCTCCTCTGGGCGGTCGAGGAAAACGCGCCATCCGGTATATCGACAGCACTGAGAAATTGGCTGGAGCTGCTGCCGGAAGAGCGCTGGTGGCTGTATACAATGACAAATGCCGCCTCGAGTGGCATGAAAGATGTCGGTCATGGATGGCGCGCGGCATTGCGTTATGCGTTATGCGAAAATCCGGTAGATGATCGACAATATCACCAGTTGGAATTAACACAAGAGGGAAGAGGCTGAAGGATGGAGAAAAGAAAAGCCGCTTATTGGCAAGTAGACAAAATTTTTTATAAAGAACGAGCTATTCGGCAAGCTGTGAGAGCGCAAAGAGAGGATAGCGGTGCCGTTCATGTAATAGGCGGCGGGCATAGTATAAGTGATCCTACAGGAAGCGCGGCGGTGAGGCGTGCAACCCCTTTGCAGTCTGTCACCCTTGCGACGGGGCGCGTCATTCATAAGCCGGAAAGTTGGCTGTATGTTTGCGATGTCTGCTATGGAAGGGTGAGTGAACAAGAAGCGCGGATTCTTCGACTGTATTACAGCCGTCGGATGTCGCCGGTTGAGATTATGGTGAAGATTGGCGGCTACAGCAAACGAGCGATATATTATCTTTTGCGCCGTTTTCGTTCGTATGGTGTAGAGCTTGCCTGCCAATTGGGTCTCGTAAAAGTTTGGGAAGATTAGAAAAAAATTAAAAAAGTGTTGCACAAAAGGGGCACTTTTATATGCTATACTAATAACATAGTTAGAAAGGGTTCGGCGATGGCTCTTTCCTGACTATGACTTGCGTTTTCCTTCAAGAACATGGGGACACTCGCTTTTCCTTCCTATTTGTAACTCAAAAAGCTAAAAAGGGTAATCCGTTGTCAATTCACGGGTTGCCTTTTTTAGTGGATGTTTTTTCAGAAGACAAGGAAGCTATTCCAACAAGGAGACCAAAATGGGAGCATTGCAGATTTTTGAAAATGCAGAGTTCGGAAAGATTCGGACGGTAGTACTAGATGGTGAGCCGTGGTTTGTTGGGAAGGATGTTGCGGAAATTCTGGGATATCGTAATCCCAATGAAGCCTTACAAGATCATATAGATTATGAGGACAAATTTATGCGGTCGGAACGTGGTAGCGAAATGCTAAAACTCTTTAACACGGTAAAGAGAATACAAGAAAACTTCGGGCGTCAAGATAACTGGTTTATTAACGAGAGTGGCGTATATAGTCTTGTATTTCAGAGTAAACTTCCAACAGCAAAGAAGTTCAAGCGTTGGGTGACGAGTGAGGTCTTGCCGTCGATACGCAAGACGGGTGGTTACCACAAGCCGGACGCTGCACAGGCAAAGCGGGCAGATGCGATGGATCGAGATTCTCGGACGCGGGCGGCTAAGCTGCTGCTGAAGATTGCGGAACGGGTAGAGATTCCAGAGTACAAAGCAGTTTGCCAAGCAAAAGCGGCAGAGATGGTCGCAGGCGAGATGGTGATTCCATTACCCGTGGTGGATCGCCGGACGTATTCAGCGAAGGAAATCGGCGCAAGGCTGGGCATCAGTGCAAACCGCGTCGGGAAGCTGGCAAATTTGTATAGACTGAAGACACCGACATACGGCAAGCTATTCTATTCTAAGTCAGAATACAGTCCTAAGCAGGTAGAGACGTGGCGGTATTATGCTGAAGTTGTTCCGGTATTAAGGAACATTCTTGAACAAAACTAACGCAACCAATCACTAACAGGCTAGACAGTACCGGTTGAAGAGTGAGCGAAGCTGATCCTTGCCGCCTTGTCCATTGTCTTCTACAAGTAGACAATGATAGAATCTAATTTAACATTATATGCATTATATTAGCAATAATATAATATAAATTGTAAAGATTAAATAAGTTTTGTTGTCTCAAAATGGATAAGGTACTTTTTGAGGTGGGCAACCCAGCGCGGGTCGTGAGACGCCCGGAAACTCACGCAAGTTTTTTGTAAAATTTGGTCTCTGCGAGGAGGGGGGAACGCTATGCCGATAGGCGTGCCGAAAGGGAAAAAAGACTTCGAGATAAAGGACGGACAAGTGATCGTCCGTGCCAATGTGGTCAGTCTGATTTTCGGCGTCACGCAACGAACAATTAACGAATGGGCAAAACGCGGCTGTCCAAAGATTGCGAAAGACACTTACAACGTTCGTGAGGTCATGGAATGGAAATATGCAGCTGAAAACAAGCCCGAATCACTCGAAGCACAGAAACTAAAGGCAGATGTTCGCTATCGTGAAAGCCGCGCGGACATGGAGGAAATGAAACGTAAGGTCATGGTCGGTGAATACATCGCCGTGGATGACATAAAAGCAGAGCTTACCGACGTATTTGGTCAGGTAAAACAGGCGATGCTCAACATAAAATCGAAGGTTTTACAGAATCTATATACCGTGTATCCAGACTGCGCCTTCGATGTGGCGAATTTGGTAGAAGATGAGGTGGAAAGGGGGCTGAAGACGCTTGCCAACGGCAAAAAGTCAGTCGGTCGAAAGCGTTAGGCAGACCCTAAGAGACGCCATCAAGGAATCACTCAAGATATTCACCCCGCCGGAAAGAATCACCGTTTCGGAATGGGCAGACAGATACCGCAGCTTAAGCAAGGAAGAAACAAGTCGCCCTGGTATGTGGGATACATCGAGCGTCCCCTATATGAAGAAGATCATGGACTGCTTTTCAGAGGAAACCATACGAGAGATTGTCTTCTTGAAAAGCACGCAGATAGGCGGTTCTGAAGCCTTGATCAACATGCTCGGCTACATCATTGACCAGCAGCCAAGCCGTATTTACTACGTCCTGCCGGATGATGACCTCTGCATTAAGTTTTCAGAGAATCGCCTAAAGCGAATGTTCCTCAGCAACTGTGAAGTCTTCAAAGGCAAGGTAGACCTGAAGAGTGATGCCAAATTCATTAAGTTCAACGGTGGGTTTGCCGCCATCGCCTCCGCACGCTCCCCGTCAGAGCTGGCGTCATGGTCGGTGCCGGTGGTCTTGCTCGATGAGATAGACAAATATCCAATATGGTCGGGGCGTGAGGCGAACCCGATTAAGCTTGCTGAGGAAAGAACGAAGAATTGGCCTATTGCAAAGGTCGTGAAGATATCGACACCAACGCTGAAGACCGGCGCCATCTACAAGGCATACGAAGCCGCTGACATTCGCTATCGCTTTGAAATGCCCTGCCCGCACTGCGGCAAGTCCATCGCCTTTCGATTCGCTAATATTAAATGGCCGCGCGACCAATTCGGGGAGGCTGACCCTACCGTTGTACAGTACCAATCTTATTATGAGTGCGAATACTGCAAGGGGCGGATCGACGACAGGCAAAAAATGCAGATGATGCGCGCGGGCGAATGGAAACCACTGAATCAACGACGAGGCCGCCCGCGCTCCGTTGCCTTTCAAATCAATAGTATCTATTCACCATGGCTAACCTTCGGTATGGTTGCTGTCGAGTTCCTAACATCGAAAGATGATCCGGAGACGCTCATGAACTTCGTCAATTCGTGGCTAGGGGAACCGTGGGAAGACAAAGCCGCAACAATGGATAGTGAAGCCGTCCAAAATAGACGCTCTGACATCCCGATGGGTATCGTCCCGTCATGGGCGCAAATCATCACGGCGGGCGTCGACGTTCAAAAACGCGGTTTTTATTGGACGATTCGCGCTTGGGGGTATCAAATGACAAGCCAAAATATCGCGCATGGTTGGGCGGAATCGTTCGAAGAAATTGAAGCCATCATGAATAAGGTATGGCCGGACGAAGACGGTGACCTAAAATGGCAAGTGAACCTTTGCGCGATTGATTCGGGTTATTCGACAGAGGACGTTTATGATTTTTGCTTGCAGAATTCAGACTGGTGCGTTCCCGTCAAGGGTGCAGTCACGCAAAAAGTAGGAAGATTCACCCGTTCTGCTATTGACGCGATCGGCAAACAATATCACGGACAAGCGTTATACATCGTCAATGGCGATTCCTATAAGGATTTAATCGCCGCCCGCCTTCGCCGCCCTTTAGGCCGCGGTTGTTGGATGGCATACGCTGAATCCGATCTTGAATATGCAGAGCAAGTCACGGCAGAACATAAAATAGCGACGGTAAAGGGCGGACGACGCATGGAATCATGGGTACCGAAGACCTCACATGCACAGAATCACTATTTAGACGCGGAAGTTTACGCCGCCTGTGCGGCTGACCTATTACAGGTTCGATATTTGGACGAAAAGGACAGCGGCGCTGTTGACGGCGGAGTGGAAGGCCGGCAGGCGCAACAGGAAACAGACGAATTTATCACAGAAAAAGGGGATGGTTGGTTGTCATGATGTTAGAGGAACTAAAAATACAGCTTTCCGGACTAAACAACGCCATTTCTAAGATCGAACAGGGCGCGCAGTCCTACACGATAGGCAACCGGAGCCTTACGCGGGGCAGTCTTTCGGCTTTGTATGCGGAAAGGCGCAAATTACAGCAAGAAATAACGGCACTGGAAAGCGGCGGGGGGTGTTATGTTGGGGCATTCACCAGGGATTAATTTCATGGATCGCGTGATTGGGTTCTTCAGCCCTAAAAAAGCCTATGAGCGCATAGCCTACCGCCAAGCCTATACCGCTGGCGACATGCACCGCCGCCGTGATGATTGGGCGCCGATGGACGGCAACCTTGAACGCCTGAATGCAATGTCAAGAGATTTCGTGCGGCGCAAAGCGCGTGATTTAGAGCGAAATAGCGATATCATGAATGCCGTGATAGAGGCGTTTGAAAGAAACGTTGTTGGCTCCGGCTTTGTACCGCAAGCGGATACCGGTGACGAAACACTCAATCAAGAGATTGAAGATGTATTTCGTGAGTGGACGAAGCCGGCAAACTGCGACATCACCGGGGCGCAAGGATTTAACGAGATTTGCAACATGATCGTCCGCCGCATGAAGATTGACGGCGGGATTCTATTTGTAAAAACGTATGGCGGCAACCCGCGTATACCTTTTCAATTGCAGGCGAGAGAGGTTTCTGACCTTGAAGGTGATAGCTTAGTCACGTATCAGATTAAGGGAAGCTCGATTGTCGGCGGGGTTGAAGTCAATCGATACGGAAAGCCGCTTGCCTATTGGATTCGGCAAGAGACCCCGGATGGATGGTCACAGCTGGAGCCGAAACGCATACCCGCAAGGCGCATGATTGCCCTTTGGGAGAAGAAAAGCCCGTCACAGATAAGAGAAATGTCGCCGATGTCACAGGCGATAACAAGGATAGCAGACGCAGAGGACTACCTCGACACCATCAGCTTAAAAGAGAAAATCCTTGCCTGTTTCGGCGTGTTCATCAAGCGTGCGCTCCCCTCTTCCAGTTTAGGGCGCGGTGTAAAAATCGACAAAAAGACCGGTCTTCCAAGAAAAACAGTTACCCCGGGGATGATTCAGGAATTACAGCCGGGCGACGAAGCGCAAGCCGTGGTTCCCTCCGGGCAAGCGTCAAACGCCAAAGACATGTTAAGTATTATGCTGCGCCTAATCGGTGCAGGGCTGGGGCTCTCTTACGAAGCCATCAGCCGCGATATGTCACAAGTCAACTATTCTTCCGCGCGGCAAGGCTTACTCGAGGACAAGAGAACCTACGAGAGGATACAGCGGTATATCATGGAACATTTTCTAGATGCCGTTTATTACGAGGTTATTGTTTCGGCGGTTACGGCGGGGACGCTGGACATTCCGGACTTTTGGGAGAAAAAAGAGCAGTACTTGAAACACGCTTGGAACTCTTCCGGCTGGGATTGGATCGATCCACTCAAGGAGGTCAACGCGAACAAGGCGGCCATTGACAGCAATCAGACAACGCTATCTGCAGTCATTGCTAAAAACAGCGGTGCTGATTGGAAAGAGTTATTGACGCAAAGAGCCGCCGAAAAGGCGTTCATCAAAAATTTAGAAGAAACCTATGGGGTGAATATGGAAGGGGGTGTTTCTGTCAGTGAAACAGAAAACGGTGAAGTTGACACAGACGATTAAGCCTAGTCAATTTCTTAGGCGCGATGGCGTCATTGACAACGCAGATGCCAAGGATACGCGAACGATTATGGTTTCCTTTGCCAGTGAAGAGCCGTACGAAAGAGGGTTTGGCATTGAAATCCTGCAAGTCGATAATACTGCACTCACTATGGATCGTTTCGCCAATGGGCTCGGCTGTCTGCTCTACAACCATAATAGAGATGTTGTCCTCGGGCACATTGACAAGGCATGGACAGACGGCGGGAAAGCTTATGCAAGTGTCACCTTCGATACGGATGAGATGGCAGAAACCATCTATCAAAAGGTTGTTTCAGGCACGTTGAAGGGTGTTTCTGTCGGTTATGTCGTTCGTGAGTATGCCGAAGTTCCCGCGGGCGAAACATTAAGTATGGCAAGCGGCACAATCGTGAATGGCCCCGCTTATGTTGCATCAAATTGGGAAGCAATGGAGATTTCTATTGTTTCCGTTCCTGCAGATGCCACGGTTGGCGTTGGTCGTTCCGAGGAAATGCCGATAAACGTTGCTATCAAACAGCTGGAAAAGAAAGAAGGTCAAACGATGGACAAAGAAAAGAATGACACGGGTAACATGGATGCCGTTGAAGCAGAACGACGCCGCGCGGCAAGCATTGCGGAACTATGTCGACATTTTAACGTCGAAGCCGGCGAGTATATCGAAAAGGGCTTGCCGCTGGAAGAAGTACAGACGAAGGTGCTTACCCGCGCCGCTAAGACAGAGCCTCCGACAGCAACGGTTGAAGTCGGAACGGACGAGGGCGATAAGTACAGAGACGCGGCAACGGACGCGCTCCTTATGCGCGCGGGCATCGCGGTGAAAAAGCCGGCGGCTGGGGCTGATGCGTTACGCGCACTTGGCATGCGGTCGATGATGGAAGACGTTCTGTCGCGGGAAGGCGTTTCGAATGTGCACCGCATGAGTGATGACGAAATGGTACGTGCCGCGCTTACGGGTACGGGAGCACTCCCCGGCATTTTGTCGAACGTCGCTAACAAATCTATGGGCAAAGCTTATGAAGACGCACCGACGACCTTTCAGTATTTCACATCCGTCGGGTCGAATGTAGATTTCAAGGAAGCTAGTCAGTATCGCCTTAGTGAAGCCGGTGAACTTGAAGAGGTCAAGGAAAATGGCGAATTCAAACACGATGAACTCACCGAGGGCAGCGCAAAGAAAAAGGTATTGACGTTTGGACGTTCCTTCACTTTCACGCGCCAAATGATCATTAATGATGATCTTGGCGCGCTTACGCGTATCCCCGCCCTTTATGCCGCCGCCGCGAAGCGCGGAATTAATCGCCTTGTCTACAAGGAACTCACTAGCGCAAGTAATTATTCAGCGGCAAATGGCAACCTTGCCGCTGTTCCTGCGGCTGTTTCGCTGCCTTCCATCAATAGCGGGCGCGTTGCTATGCGCAAACAGAAAAACTTGCGCGGGGAAGCCATGCTTAACGTTGTTCCTAAATTCTTGCTTGTTCCTGCTGAACAGGAATTTCTTGCTAGGCAGATGCTCTCTTCAACCAGTGACCCCGACGCAAAGAACAGCGGCGTGATTAATCCATTGATTAAAAGTGAGCCGCACACTCGCGACTTAAGTCGTGAGTTAGGCGAACAAATAGTCAGCGTATACAGAAATGTATA